ACTTTAGATTATTTTAATAACAAGTTTGGAATAGAAGTAGACGACCATGATGTTGGGGATTCATTCGGCTTGGCATATTACGCATACATGAACTTGGTGAATCGTGGCTAAATTATATGAAAGTAAAGCGTATCTGACAAAAAGATATGTCGTAGAAAAAAAAGGCTTAGAGGAAATAGCAAAAGAATGTAATGTAAGTCATCAAACTATTTACAGATATTTGGTAAAATTCGGGTTAATAAGAGATCAAAGAAAGTTTGGTAAGCGATGATAGAAAAAGACTTAGATGAAATGTTTAGGACAACAAATCCAGATGCTCAATTCCATCCAGTAAATAAAACAGAGATGGCTATTCTAGATGAATGCAATAGACTTTCTAATATGCTGATTGAAAAAAATAGAGCATATGGAAACTCAGCACTTGACCCAGTAAGAATTTTTTCACAGGCAGATAATGCAGAACAACTAAAAGTAAGAATTGATGATAAATTAAGTAGATTCGCTCGCGGTAGAGAATATCAAGGAGACAATGATCTTGACGACCTAATGGGCTATCTGGTATTATTGAGTATAGCAAAGAAGGAGACATGGAAGTAATGCCTCTATATACATTTACATGCATAGAGTGTGAGTCATCTACTGAACTCATGCTAAAGATTGATGAAAGGGACAGCGCCATCTGTCCAGGCTGTGGAATTAGGATGATTAGGAACATAGATAGTCCAGGAATGGTTTGGGCACCAACTCGCGGTGGTAGCGGATTCGCTACCTGATGACAGGAGAGTCATGGCTAGAAAAAACAATTCCAATCCAGAAGATCGACCTAAGTATCTAGTAAACCCAGATATCTCAGTATTCTATGAACTTAAGTTTGGCAAAGAAGTTATCAAGCCAGGGGATATGCTTAAGTTTAAAGATATTCGTGGTACATTTAGGTTCATACAATTGGCGCATAATATTAAAAAAGATGTTACCTGGATAGATTGTTTTTCTCCTGCTACTGGGGAATATCGTTCCTTCTATGTTGATAAACTAAAAGGAATTGTTCGCGCTAAAAAGAGCATAAGAAAGAAGATGGATGTCTGAATTAGAACTTGCGGATCGCTGGGAACGAATCAATAAAGTTGTTGACCTATTCTTAAAAGGAACAACTAATCCTAACCAGATAGCAAGAGTAACAGGTTTTAAAAGAACAGATGTTCAGGACTATTTAAATGAATGGCGTTCAGTTATTCAGAGTGATAGGCAGATCCAGATGCGTGCTAGAGAGGCTTTGGCTGGTGCGGATAAACATTACTCTATGCTTATAGAGGAAGGCTGGGATGTTATTAGTCAATCTGGGACTCAAGGAGATCTTTCTAAAAAGACTGCTGGGATTAAACTAGTCGCAGACATACAGCAAAAACAAATAGATATGCTTCAGAAGGCTGGCCTCATTGAAGATAGTGAGGTTGCAGAACAGATAATAGAAACCGAACGTAAGCAGGAGATTCTTGTAAAAATTTTAAAAGAAGTGGTGTCAGATTGCAGCCATTGCAAGAAGGAAGTGTTTACTAGGCTGGAACAGGTTACTGGAAAGGCAGAAGGCTTCTGATGTTCGATGATTTTTTGTCGGCATTGGAGGACGACGAGTTTGAAGAGTACCCCGTATCCATTGAAGAGTTTGTTACAAGTGAGCAGTATCTAAAACTTCCACCACTTTCATCATATCAGTATCAGTCTATTAGAGCCATGACTCAAATTTATAAGAAAGAAACTTTAGTAAAAATTCTTGGAGAAGAAGAGGGTAATAAAAGATACCGTCAAACCTGCAATGAAGTTATTTTACAACTTGGAAAAGGTAGTGGCAAAGACTACCTATCTACTATCTCCGTGACATATCTTGTATATTTATTGCTTTGTCTAAAAGATCCCGCAAAGTATTTTGGCAAGCCTCCAGGAGACTCCATTGACATTATCAATATCGCCATTAACTCTGAGCAGGCAAAAAATGTATTCTTCAAAGGGTTCCGTAAAAGAATTGAAGACTCTCCATGGTTCGTAGGAAAATATAACATTACAGCACAGAGTGTTTCGTTTGACAAATCAATTACATGCCACTCTGGTCACTCAGAAAGAGAATCTTGGGAGGGATACAACGTTATATGCGTTATTCTTGACGAGATATCTGGATTTAGCACAGTATCGACAAGTGGAAATGAACAATCTAAGACGGGTCAAGCGATCTATGATATGTATAGAGCCTCCGTAGATTCACGATTTCCAGATTTTGGAAAAGTTATTCTTTTATCATTCCCCAGATATAAGAATGACTTTATTCAGCAGCGCTATGAATCGGTAATTGCGGACAAAGACATTGAGATAAAAACTCATACCTTTAAACTAGATGATGAACTAGAAGGAGTTCCAGAGAATGAGTTCACCATTGAGTGGGAGGAAGATAATATTAATGCCTATAGATATCCAAAGGTTTTTGCCCTACGCCGACCCACATGGGAAGTGAATCCAACAAGATCTATAGATGACTTTAAGATTGCATTTTTTAACAACCCTGTAGATGCTCTTGGAAGATTTGCTTGTATGCCAGCAGATGCAGTAGATGCGTTCTTTAAGTCTCGTGAAAAAATTACATCATGCTTTAATCAGCCACTCAATGGAGTAGACGATGATGGTAGGTTTAGAGACTGGTTTATTCCTCAGGAGGGTAAAGAGTACTATGTACACGTTGACTTGGCCCAGAAGCATGATCATTGTGCTGTATCTATGGCGCATGTTGACAGATGGGTGCAACTAAAAAGTTTTCTTAACCATAATGTTGTGAGTCCTTTAGTTGTAGTAGATTGTGTAAGATGGTGGACCCCTACCTCAGATAAATCTGTAGATTTTTCAGAGGTTAAGCAGTTTATTGTGGACTTAAGATCGCGTGGATTTAATATTAAAAAGGTAACATTCGATAGATGGAACTCTCACGATATTATGGCAGAATTAAGAATGATAGGAATAGAAACAGAAACTCTTTCTGTTGCCAAAAAACATTACGATGACATGGCAATGCTTGTTGGGGAGGAAAGAATTGTCGGACCTTCAATACCACTTCTTATAGATGAATTATTGCAGTTAAGAATTATTCGTGATAAAGTAGATCACCCAAGAAAAGGCAGTAAAGACTTGTCAGATGCTGTATGTGGATCTATTTACAACTCCATTGCAAACAGTAAAAAGCAATCCCAAGAAGTTGAAATAGAAGTGCATACCTATAAACAATTTATAAGAGACAGGCGAAAAGAAGAGGCTGAGAAGAATGTTATCCAGCCTCCACAACAAAATGATGGCATGAGCGACTGGTCTATTGGCCTAGTTTAAGGATTTATATGGACATGAATGAAGAGATATTAAAGATGTTCGTTGAATACGGCTATGTAGAGGTCGTTTCATATAATGTTGCTGGCGACCCTATATATAAACTAACAGAGTTATTTTATAAAGAGCAAAAAGAATTGGCCCAATGGATGAAAGAGCAAGACTCAGATATTATGAGCAGTCTGTGGTTTAAAGGATTCATTGATTTAATGATGGACAATGATGGTAAGTCTTATATATACTTAACAGATAGGTCAGATACCTGGCCTGAGTCAGATGATCTAACTGATGATGAAAAGTCAATGATGTATCTTATCTACAGTACTGGAGCATATTCTAATGAAGAGTCATAATGTTATTGACTACTACAAAGAGTGGGAAACAGATCAGGTTAAGGCTGATCTAGATACAAAACGTCTTCCCTTTGTTGTGGGATTTGAGAACATCTCTGGAGACTTTAATAAGGCTTCTGGAATTCGTAATAGCAATGCATTTCTTGCTAAAGAATCTTGGATTATTGGAAATAAAAAATGGGACCGTCGCGGTGCCGTAGGAACTCATAACTATATCCATTTGAAGTATGCCCCATCTCTTGACCACATCTATCTTAACGAGCCAAATATTAGAGATATGCGCTGGGTGGCAGTAGATAATGTTCCTGGAGCAATTCCTATCACTCAATACGAATGGACTCCAAATACCTTTATGATTTTCGGAGAAGAGGCTAGAGGTGTAAGTCCAATGGGCTTGGGTATGGCTGATGATATTGTAATGATTCCACAACTTGGTAGTGTAAGAAGTCTTAATGTTAGTGTCGCAAGCGGCATTATGATGTATGACTATGCAAGCAAACTTGGAATGCTATAATACTATGGAATGCAAATTTTGTGGTCAGCCAGCGGAATGGGTTGGAGAAAGAAATGAAACTAAGACCTATGCTTGCAACACACATTTTCATGCATACTACATAAGTTTTTGGAGATGGGAGAAATACGATGGCTGAGACATACAAACCTACAGATTCTATGGCAGCAGCGGCACGCCGTGCTTTAAAATGGAAAGAAGAAGGAAAAGCAAAAGGCGCTGGTACATCTGTTGGATGGACTAGAGCAAGTCAACTTGCAAACAAAGAAAATCTATCTTTAGATACAGTAAAAAGAATGTACTCTTATTTTTCTAGACATGAAGTAGATAAGAAAGGTAAGGGTTTTAATTCTGGAGAAGAAGGCTTTCCATCTAATGGAAGAATTATGTGGGAAGCCTGGGGCGGTGACGCAGGGTTTTCCTGGTCTAAAGCAATAGTTAACAGAATGAAGAAGGTTTGGGAAGGTTCCCCCTTCGATATAACTAAATAGACTCCGATATGCCAGCAATGCCGAGTTACGCGGTTGATACCAGCATGAAGTTAGTCAAACGTGCAGATACCTTGGGATGGTGTAGTTACCCGCTGGCATATCGGTTATGGAGAATGGTGTAATGGCAGCACAAATGTCTTTGGAACATTTAGTTTAGGTTCGACCCCTGATTCTCCAGCGTTTTATATAGTGGTCTGTGGCGCAATGGCAGCGCAATCGGCTGTTAACCGATGGGTTGTAGGTTCGAATCCTACCAGGCCAGCGTGGAAATGCATACTAGTGATGAATGTCAAAAGTATTGGCGAGATAGATTCTCAGAACAAATTGAGGAATGTATTAATCCTCCATTTGCAGAAGAATACTCTCAGCAGGGTCAATGGTTTGCCCAGGGATTAAAGTATGCAATGATGATAATACGATGGGACTATGACGAGTAGGTATGAGATACTTTACATTTTACTGTCTTGTAAAAGATAGTGCTAACTATAACTTTCTTCCACATGTTACTATCTACCCAGATATGATAGAAATTATTGATTGGGCCAAAAAATAAAAATCTCTATGCTATGCAATTCTTGACTTCTATAAAACTTTACTGTAAAGTAGA